CTCGCGTCCGGGGAGTTGATTTAAGTTTATCATCAAGTTTACTCTTGAGTATCAACGCGCGGTTGCGCGTAGCAGAGAGCGCTTGGCAGTAGGGTGCGAGCCATGTGTATTCGTGGCGGTCAAACGCTACGAAGGGAAATTCAGAGGTTTTCCCTAACCAGCCCTATAAGGGCGGGGTTGAAGACCGGGGTGCGTTGTTTTACAGTAACTGCCTACTGTTGATCAGTGGCAACCATAGCACATAACAGCGGATCGCATATGTGCTGCGGCAATGTAATCTGTGACAGGATGGTGGACGCATGTTCATAGTCGGTGGTGCTCCAGCCGTAGTTGTGTTGATAGTGGTATAAGCTATCAAGCAATGGGATCGTCATGGACCCGTCAAAGAACTGTGCGAACTCAGTTCGCTCAGGTTGAATGATCCTCCCTTGCCCAAGTTGCTGCTCAATGCGCTTGGAAAGCGTTTTAAGTAGCGGGTCAACCTGGCCGTAGTTTGCGAGAACATTGTTGATCCCGCGCAACCAGGCACGCTGGTTCGCAGGATTCCTGTCTGACTTATCCCAGAGCAAACGCCCGAGGATCTTCCCGATTTTGGGCACCAGCAATGTGGTTCCCGCGGTTACGAGGAAACGCGACGAGCAAAACTCAACATCCTCAACACAGTGACGTATGGCACAGGTGACTTCCATGCCGTAGAGTGCGTAGAGGGCGGTAATGCCAGGTTCAAAGCCGAGTTGGGCGAGAGCACCACTTGTGGTGATGACCACGCTATCGTCGCCGCACACAATCGCTATCCATCTGCCACCAAAGCCGTGTATAGCGTATTTGAGTATGTTATTGACGGCGGTGTCGATAAAACTTGTGTCAGGCCAACCCGACTGCATGGTGTATGGTAGCGAGTAGCGTGTGCCAAGGCCGCTACGCCCGCGTGAAATGCGACGATGTAAAAGCCTACGGAGCCTGCGGGGGAGAAATCTGGCATACAGGTGGGAGGCGAAATAAAAGGGGCCGTGGGTGAGATGCATGTCGAATCGAGACTGGTCGTCTTCAAGAAACACGAGATGTTCACCAGGCAGCAGCATTTCGCGAACTAAGTCACAAGCGGTGCCAAATTTGCGACCTATCTCCTCATTGCTCAGCCCACAAGTGTAGATTATTTGCTGACCCCTAACATGGTTGTTGCCAATAAGTGTTGGGTCTAGGCTATCACGCATGGCCTTGGCAAGGCGCCGTAGGTGTGGCCCGGTCTCTTTGCTTAATATCGGATCACAACCCTGGATTGCGCGTGGTTCTTTGAAGGTTGGATTGGCGGTTGGTTTCAACGCAAGCTCACGTTTGGTGAACATGTCGGCCTCTTGCTTGGGCTCGACCATGCTCTCCCAGTACAACCGTTGGAGTATGTTGCGTCTCTTTGGTTCAAAGCTCTGCATCCACTGTTGCAGCGGCTGATGAGACCCATCGTACCGGATCAAGTCGAACATTAGTGGGCCCACAGCATGTGTTAGCAAATGCCAGCTAGCGTTGACTGCTTGCATGCGAGCGTCGTCCCCATGCATGGGCAACGCCTTAGCAACCCTCCCAAGGATGGCAAGGCGCTCGTTGTGGGTGCAAGATCTGAAAACACATGCCGTAGAGCCGTCAAAGCTCAAAAAAGCACGACTCCCAAACCCAGGCACACATCGAAACTCGCCCCACCGCACGCTGAAAGCAGGCTGAGAGGCAGATTCGCGCACGCCGTAGTCGGCTGCACAAACGTCATGTACATATGGGCCGTTGGAATTGGTGGCCAAATCGAAGCACATTGCGCGCCACAAAAAGCTAGGGCGAGCTATGAACCGCTTAAAGCCCTCAGTTAGGTCGTGGTGGACCACAGCCAATTTGGCGGCGTTTTTGACGTCACCCCCTGAATCGTAGCTCATCTCAAAGCCCTGCGTGTACAATATGAAAACGTTCCACATTACGTGGCTACGTATGGATGATAACAGGGTCGGCTGGACGAACCGATGGCCATGCATATACAACCTTGAAGCCCAATCAGTGTAAAGGCTACCAAGTGTCTTAAACTGCTTGCTGCCGGTTTCGAGCGTGGCGAAGGCATAGCCAATGTGTCTACGGGCGATGAGCAGATCATAGCCGGTGAGCCATGAATAAACTTTAGCCACACAATACTTCAGTGGCTCCTCCCAAAAGCCGGCCAGGAAGATCTGAAGGCAAGTCCACTGGTTCAAGACACCAAATGAGTTGTGTAGGGCCGCATCAATTGCGCTTTGTTCCTCTGCCGTCAATGAACCCGCACGGAAAACCTTGAGGGCTAGGCGGATGACGGGTGTCAGAAGACGCATTGTCAAAGGTAGAGTCGTCAGGACAGTGCCAACGATACTAACAGCAAGAAGAGCATCAGCAACAGTAACAACTGGACGCATAAAACTTTGTGGCTGTAGTTTCTCGTCGGCTTGGAGTCTAGTAACAACTGACAGAGTGGCCTGTGATGACCTATGCAATGACAAAACGTTGTTGTGTTCGGAAAAGAACAGCATGTGGACGGTCGAGAACACACTACGCCTAAATGGCTCGAAACGGGTTGAGCGGACCAATAACCTGCGCGATCGAATGGTTGACGCAAGAGCCTGAGAATAGATTATGGCGAGCGTTTCCGACAAAGGATGCAGTAGGTCAACGTGGTCAGACTTTTGCGCCTCAGAGGCCATCGCACGGAGGACAAGCGTCTTGTCAGTCGGGCTGTTTAGATCACGGGTGAGAAGGAGTGCCTCGGCACGGGCATGGATCTTGCCTATTAAGATGCGATGCGCGTCGTTCAAAGGCACCAACAACATTGTTGGCTCCTGCGTCCGAGCATCATACCAGTCAGCGAGCGTGCGAAGGGCAACGTAAGTCGGATACGTGGCAACCAAATACATGTGGGCATAGTTTAGCAACGGCGGCTGATTGCCACGTTCCGTTCTACGCCCCCAGGCTTGGTTCCAAGCTTCTTCAACGTCCCAACCTTCGCCCGGAAAGCCCAGGCTGGAGTCGAAGCCACCAGCCTTATTGATATTGCCCCTCTTGTTGCGCCTCTTTCTACCTTTCCCTTTAGCCTCAAGCTGCGCTTTTCGGCGAGCCACGTCTTTTGGGTGTTTCCCTTTCTTCTTAGGTACTTCGCTTGGTTTCTGGAAGCAGAGTCTATGGCACTGTGGACAGCGTATCCTCAATGCACCCGCCTCAAACTCCAGACCACACGGGCTGCATGCCTGTATGGTTTTCACATTCTTTTCTTTGTTTGTGTTTTTGGGTGTGCACTTAAACTCCTAAACTTGTTTAGAGAGTCTGGCCGCACGACGCCAGACTTTTATCCTGGGGTTGTTGGCCCCATTTGGTGTTGGGTGGTGGGTCAAAACCAAGGATTCGCGTGGGCATTCTTCACTTTACCAAAGGTGTCGAAATGTCCCAACGTACTCCAAGGCCTCACCACCGGGCATGATCGCGTGTAAAGACCTAACATGTCGATAATCACACAAGCCTGGGCTCCCCATTGTCCACTATCCGTGCTCTGGTCGCACGTGGGAGTCGCGGATCCCCGAAGGGTAGCATAGTGTTGTGACATTGAATAGTCGGCTTGCACTCGTGTGATGACATGCACGTTCTAAATTGGGCCACGTTCACATGCCCGGATTAGGGTTGGTCGGAAGGCGGTAAGGCGCCAGCTAAAATACTCAGCCGAGCAGGCGGCTGAGGGCCATTCTGATGTTGACCTAACACCCGCTTCATAGTAGCGGGAACTAGTGGCCTACTTGGTAGGCTTGGGCGACAATGCGAGTTTGACGGCGGCAGCAACAAGTGCTGCTTGACCATCATCCTTCTCATCGTCGTCCGGGTCTTTGCCATCCTGATGTAACTTCACCCACTCGTCCTTCCAGAGTCTATCGAGCAACGCTTCGCGCCGGATCTTTAGATCTCTGGTTGAAATGGCAGCAGGTGGTGTGGTTGGTTCTGTTCCTGTAAACATGCTAACACCACGGCCAAGGAATTTGCCAGCAGCGTACTTAAGAACGGAGTCGATAGCGACCCCGGCAAATGTGGTAGCGTCAGGCAAGATCGATTCCATGAAACCAAAGACACGCTGGGTGTCAATCGGCTTCTCCGATGGTGAGACGTAGGTGGATGACAACGGGTTCTCCATAACCTCCCAGTGCTGTATGATGTCCAAGTAGATGGTTGTGCCTCCGGGGAACCCATTAAAGAGCACCGAAGGCATAGTAGTGTAAAGGAATGTGGAATTGCCAATCAAGTTGTTGACGAATGCAAGGTCGTTGATACTGTCGGGGTGCCAGACGACCATGCCTGCCTCATTTCCAGGCATCATCTCAAAGAATGGATTGGCTGCGAGTGCTGCAAGGGCAACGTTGGTGAACGCCGACGATCCCATACTCGTTGGGAAGGTGCCCGCAAGGACTATGCCGGGTGCATTTGTGCTGGCATTGTTGGCGTACCACTTAATACCCGCGGCTATAGGCCGAACAGATCCGTAATTCGCCATACTGGCAAAGTTGGATGCTTGGGTGGAGGTGTACGTGGTACCAGTAGCTGTGGCAAACGCCACATTGCTGTTGCAGAGTAGGATGTTGTTTTGGGTCATCCAGAGCATGTGTGCTGCTCCAGTGCCATAAGTGGCAGACAAGGTGTATTGGTACCCACGAATAAACGTTGTAATGATGCTGGTCTTACCAGTAGATCCCAAGCTAACGGGTTCACATTCAAAAGGATTTTGGATGCATTTGGCCCATCGTTTGGCGACGTCCTCGGACAACTTCTCAGAGGCGACCAGCCGATCCAGCACAGCTGATGCGCGAGAGCGGCTGGGCCTCGATGAGATTTGTCGAAACCGGGGTGTCTTCGCTGGTTTTGGCAGCCTCTTACGTTGTTTCTTCTTTTTCCCAGACATGGATGATATGAGGTTTGGTATGGTTATTTGTTTTGATTCAATAATTTTCGAAGCTCGTTATGACCGACCACGGTGAGCTAGCCGTGGCCGGTTGGCAGATTGCTCAGGTCAGTTGTTCGCTGGATAAGCTACCATGGCTACTATCGGCGTGGTGGACACACGGTGACCAACCGTGTATTCCACGCCTCAATGAAACTCCGATGGATCCAGCGGCCTCTGTCACATCCCAACCTGTGTCAGAGAGTTCCCTATAAGGCTTTCACATGCTTGCGCATGAGGCAGATATACGTCTGCTCGTGAAAATTTCC